CAATCAATTAACTTTTGATGAATATTCAGAATTATTAAACAAGTATCATGAAATCGAAAAGAATCAAGCAATTAATTTTGCTTTAACTGTTGCTATTTTTCTATATGTTTTCATAGTTTGTTGTTTATTGTTTGTCATTGTGTGGGGGGGCTAAATTTGATATTGCCCATTGGGTTAATTCCAATGCCCTTTTATAACCTTCTTTGTAACCATCTGAATACCTAATTTCATTTTCTGAGATTGTCATTTCTTTGGCTTGTTTCCAATCTTCAACGGTTAATTCTCGATTATATGCTATTTCCCATAACCACTCCACTGCCGTCTGTTGTTTATCTTTTTCCATAAGTTCTTTTAGTTTTTCTTTACGCTCTTTTCTTAGTTGCTCTCTATTTTCAATACGCCATTTGTTCTTTGCTATTGAATCCGATTGCTCTGCGTTTTCAAGGAGTTGTTTTATTTTGTCGTTCATTGCTCACCTCCTTCAAATTCCCTGGCCTTATACTTATAACCGTGCATTGACTTTGCCGCATCCTCACCATGCCTAAACAATGCCTCAAAATACTTATATCCAACGCTCGGGCCTCCAGCTGCATTATAAGCTTCTGCAATCACGTCTGCCTCTTCTTGCAATCTACGTTCACAAATCAAAATTGCCGTTTTTAACGTGTTTTGTGCGTCACGGTTAAATCCGTGCCTGGTTTCAAATCGGTTGTGCTCCAATAAGGTCGTAAGGTCAATGATGGCATTTTCCAACGGGGTATTCATTTCGTGGCCCTCCCTTTGTAAAATTTGTAATTGTAAATCGTTTGTGTGTACTCATCAAAATGAGGGATCATTTCATCACGCTCATACTGAAAAGGTTTCGCCTCTGGAAGGCTTGCGATGTCGCGCTTGTATTGTTTGATTTTCCATGCTAGGAAACTAAGCCCCAAGGCAACAGGGCTCACGATTAGAATGTAAATTAAGTCCATAGTGTTATTCATTTGTGGAAGCAAATTAAACACACTCAATTCACATATGCAAGAAAAAAGTGAAATAATTTTGTAAAAAAATACAAAAGGCGACCAAAACGGCCGCCCTTGTTATGAGAATAAAACACAACGCCACTGTCAATGGCCCTCAAATTTACGATAGTTTTCTATTTCCTTTTCAATCAATCGCATTATTTGAATTGTTTTCGGTTCCTGTTCCTGCCATTGCGTTAATAGGCCACGTCTAACGCCAGCAGTTTTGCAGATTGCATTTAATGTGGTGCCCATATTCAGGCATTCCTTACGCCATTTAATTACAATATTTTCATCATCCATATTACAAATATACGAAATTATTGCATAAATTTGCACAATGGAGAAACACATATTGTCAAAGTCACGCCTGGATTTAATACACAAAGCCCCTGTATTATATAAAGCGAAATACATTGATGGCACTTTAAAAGGATCGGATGACAGCCCGGCCTTAATATTGGGCAAGGCTTTACACTGTCGCATTTTGGAGCCTCAAGAATTTGGGAAACGCTATACAATAGCCCCACAGATTGATAAACGCACAAAAGAAGGTAAAGAGTTATGGAATCGGTTTTTAATTGAAACTGAGGGCCTCACAGTGCTTACGCGTGAGCAAGATCATCAGATTGAAGCAATGGCAAAAAGCGTTTTTGAACACCCAGCGGCTGCGCTTTTATTAAAAAAGGATGGCAAAAGCGAAATTATGGTTAATTGGCAAGACGAAAGCCTGGTGCCTTGCCGTGGGATTATTGACCGGCTAACTGATGACGGGTTGATTATTGATTTAAAAACAACGGATGATGCAAGTCCTAAGGGTTTCGCTAGATCAGTGCACAAATATCGTTACCACGTGCAAGCTGCATTTTATTGGGATGGTGTGCCCAATTCACAAGGTTTCTTTTTTATTGCAGTGGAAAAATCAGAGCCTTATTTGGTTGGGGTTTACTATTTAACCCAGGATGATCTAAACAGAGGCCGTCAAGAATATAAAGAAGATATTGCTCGTTTTATTGAATGCGTGAAACGTGATGAATGGCCTGGCTATGGCGATATCGTTCAAGCTTTAACACTTTTTAACTATGGAAAATAAAGAAATAACACAACAACCCACTGGCTTTGAAGTCGCACAACGCGAAGCAAAAGCACTGTCATCATCTGACCTTGTACCTCAACAATACAAAGGAAACGTCGCCAATACTTTGGTGGCTTTAGAAATTGCACATCGCATAGGCGCAAGCCCATTGATGGTGATGCAAAATCTTCACATCATTCATGGCCGTCCATCATGGTCTAGCACTTTTGTAATTGCTGCAATTAACGGATCCGGAAAGTTTACCGCTTTACGCTTTGTGGGCGATCTTAAAACTGGCATCAAAGCCGTAAGTGTTGAAAAGGCGACAGGCGAGCCTATTGAAGGCCCAGTCGTTACAATGGACATGGCGAAAGCCGAGGGATGGTTAGACAAGGCCGGGAGCAAGTGGAAAACAATGCCTGAACTGATGATGCGCTATCGTGCAGCTGCTTTCTTTGGCCGTTTATATGCGCCCGAAATTACAATGGGAATGCACAGCGTTGAAGAAATCATTGATATAACTCACGAAGAGCCAAACGCAGTTGCGCAGCTCAACGCAATGATCAGCCCAAAAGATTAACGATATCTTTGGATTCTATTAGTGTATACGTAAAGCGGTTGCCGTGATGGGCGGCCGCTTTTTTTGCTAATAGCATAAACTCGTTAAAATCAGCAACTCGCTTAAATACCTGGCATCCATGGCTCCAGTCGTCAACTCGTGCGCTATCAACTCCAGCCTTATGTATGTTGATTCCAAAAACGCCAGTTTCAGTTTTATCAGTTTGATAGATTCCATCTTTTGTATAATCACGATACACAGTCACCGGACCGCATTGTTTTAATGCCTCATATTTTCCCTGGTGTAAACCGATGGCGTGGCTTCCTCTGTATTGGTTGCAAACTAGGCGAGCGGTTCCGCCTCCGTTGTCTGTGGTGATCATCCATTTTTTGATTTGCCAAACGCCACCGACTTGATAAACCACATAAAGCAAATCATCAAAAGCATTAGTAACTTTATTGCCGGTTGCAGAGTTGCGCACCCCAATAATATTCAGGTTATAATCACCGCCCTCAAAGAAAGCGTATTTCTTAGCAGCCATCGTGGCTTTGATTTGCTCAAGTGTCATAGTATTGCGAAAATAAGTGTTAATAATGAAAGTCCAATGCTCACGCGTTGCCATTTGATCACCTCTTTGCTAGTTGCCTGTATACAATCTAAAAGCTTAGTTTGTATCTTATCCTGTTGGGCAATGACAGCACTGTCAACTTTACGAAACTCACGGCAAAGCGCTAAATTTTCTCTGGCTTCTGCGCCCTTAATCAGGTAGTAATTACTTTCCGCAACTGTCGAGCTGTCGGTGCATTGCGATAAGGCGCTTTGTGGCACCGCAAGAAGTATCGCCAGAATAATAAATGTAAAGCGTGTCATATTTTTGATTGATTAGAACTTGAGTATCGTGAAGAGTTTTGTATTTTAATTTGATTTTCAAAAGAGTATCGTGCAATAACTCTATTTGCTTATCAATTTGAGTGATTTTAAGGGGCTTTTCAGGCACTTTCGCAATGGTATAAAGGCAAAGTGCCAATATCATTAAACAAACTATCCAAAAGCCCCCGTTTTTCATTCTTCGTTTTTGGGTTTGCCGCTGAATTTGTCAACAGAAGTGAATCCAAGTGTCAAAATAACAACCCATTCAACGGATTCAACCAACTCTTTTGACGGTGCAATTTCTGCAGGGCTCAAGGAATTGTGCGCCATAGTGCCGAACAAAACGAAAGCACCAATGATTCCGACAAAGCGTTTTGAACTCAATTCGCCTTTATCGCCTTTAAATATTTCTAGTAATTTTTTCATAGTTATCTACCTTGGCCACGATATTTTTTCTCTGGCTTGTTATTTTTTGAATGTACACCCTTGTTTTTACGCTTAGGCTTTGGTTGCCACTTTGCAGCTGCAGTTACTTTTGTCTTTGCCATTATCTTTTAATCCCGTTTAGTTGCAGCATATTGTTGATGCTAAGCGTGTCCATTTCAGCCAGTGCTGTATCGACTCCCATAAACATCATAGTAACAGCGTATTTTTCAACTTTTGCTTCCATCACTTGCGCCTTTTCTTCAGCTTTAATAACTGCTTCTTTCAACTCTGCCTTTTCTGCAACCTTAGCCTCTACCATTTTTTCAGTTACGGCTTTGGCTGCTTTGGTTGCCATTCCCACTGCGTGAGTATTATGCTGAATCTTTTTGAGCAGTGCATTTATTTCATTTTCGGGCGCTGGCTTAACTGCCCAACTTTCAGTAAATAAATATCCGCAGATAAATAGAAACGAGAAAATGTATAGAACCCTCATCGTATTAAAGTTTTTTCATTGAGTTAATTATGCGTAGTTCAGTGATCGCCGCAGACAAAGCACTATCGGCAGTTTTGAGCGCCCTGTAAGCCTGTTTTTGTTCTGCTCTTAGCTGCGCCATCTCTTTCCGGCATTCGTCAATTTGTTGCTGATTCCCCGAACGCAAATCCATATAAAGATAGCTAACTGCCAACAACATACAAAAAGCCACGGCAGCAACTGGATTTTTACGAAATTGGTCAAAGCTAACAGGTAGCGCATTGGGTTTTATTTTTGGAGCAGTCATTATTCAGTAGGTGGAAATGGTGGTGGTAGTGGTGGTATGTATTCGGCTTCGGGTAAATCTAAAACCCAAGCCCATTCGGTTGTTGCAACAACTTGCTTGTCCTCATCGGATAGGAATAAAAACCAAACATTATCGATTGACAAAACGCAATTAAAGAATTGGTATTCGGTGTAATACTGACCTTGTACTTGGTTGTATTCATTTTCTGAAAGTGTATATCCTATTGACATAATTTGTTAAACATTACGAGATAAAGTGGTTTGAAACGCTTGTACTGCGGTGTAAAATAATGATAAATTAGTATTTGATAAGCCATCACTAACACCCGCAAAACAATATCTTCTATCGGAAGGCGTTACAGGTACACCCGTTGATACTCGTTTAGCGGCACCTAAATACATTGTTTCGTTTATATATGTAAACCCATTTGTGTTTGTTGTTAAAATACTATTATTTCTAACGATAGAGTTTGTAGTGCCAAATACATTTGCTTGAAAAAATCCCAAATTTGAAGAATTAAAAGGACTTGTAACAAATTGTGGTGGCCCACCATATAAACCTTGCAAACTATATGTTTCTGCATTAAAATTCACTACACAATCATTTTCACTTGCCGTATCAATAATACCCAAGTCCCTTGATTGTGTCAAATTTGTTCCGTTATTATTGGTATAAACAAAAAAGTTACCTCCACCACTTACGACTGTGCTTGGATTTAATCCCGTAGTCATGTACGAACTGGTACCATTCCCCGTCACTCCCGTACTCGCAAAAGTCCATCCACTTGTAAAAGTACCCGTAAATGAACTGCTTTTTAAGTTCTGAGCACACGCAGCAGCACTTGCGCCCACCATTGGGTAAATGGCTTTCATACTTGACCAAATACCCGCTGATTTCATATCCAATACCAATTGGTTCACCGCTTGTTTTTCGGTTGCAGATAACGAACCCCCTGCAGTAGTCACACGAGTAAAGAACGCAACTGCATCCGCATCAAATGACGCAATCTGTGAGGCGATAATTCCGTTACTTGCTAATATCATTATGCTATATCTCCAAATAAATACCACTCATTGGTGTCAATTTTAATCAAAGTTGCACCGCTATATTGAGCATTCAATTTTAACTTTCCGCCATTGCTTCGGATCGTTACGCCACTTGTAGCAACGATGGTTGTTTGTCCTGCTCCGTATTGAGCCAACAAAATCTGTGTGCCTGTGCTGAATGCTACTGAACTATTTAAAGGAACGGTTAAGTTGTTTGCACTTGCGTTGTTAATTTCAACCAATTTATCAGCATCACTCAAAACCAAAGTATAGGATGCAGTTTGTCTGTTGGTAGTGATCAGTTTATTTGTCTTGCTATCAATCTGCGTTTGAATGGCAGAAGTAACGCCATCAATATACCCGAACTCTGTATTTGAAACTGTACCTGAACCAATCGCAGTTGCATCAATTCCTGTCGCTGGTGCTACGCTGATATTCCCACTACCTAAAAGCGAAGTGCTGTTGATAGTTTTGATGTTTGTACCCGAAACCAACGCATCTTGTTTGCTTGTTACCAAGCCACTATACTGCGAGTTGGTTGCATTGTCACCAGTATTTGTTCCGCTTGTGTTTCCCACAACTACCAATTGAGCATCGGTTACATAGCGTTTATTTGTTGAATCTGCGATATCTGCCGTTGTTGCATCTGCTCCAGCAGTTACCAAACCTTTTGAATCGTAGGTGACTTTTGTTTTAGTTGCTCCTGTTATCGCTCCGTTTCCAGTTACTTTCGCATCCAATGCCGTTTGCGTAGCACTTGAAATTGGTTTGTTTGCGTCCGAAGTATTGTCAACATTGTTCAACGCCAAGCTAGTTTTAACTTGGGTTAAAGTGATTTTTTTGGTAGTGGTTGCAGACGTGTCAACTATGGGCAAAACGTCCGTCGCATTATCAATAGTGGAAATGGCGGTTAATTCGCTGATTTTTTGGTTGGCCATACGCCAAAATTACGAAACGCCTACACGCAATTCGTTAACAAATTACGGATTGTTCGCAATGATAAACCATTCGGTCCCATCGCAAATAATAGTAATGCTTCCATAATTCCCATTGATATCAGCATGATCTGCGCCACTAATATTTTGCCCAGTGTAAGCTTGAATCGTAAGTGTATGTGCCGATCCTTTTTTCACAAAATAATAGCGCTTACCTTTCTGGCCTGTTGCGGATGGCAAGTTAATTGTTACAGATCCAGTTGCGCAATCACCAATAAATCCCTCATAGGTTGTATCTAAAGAATAAGCCCCAGTTGTGTAAGTTTTAAACGTGCCATGTTCTTGCAATAGCCAGGTAATTGCTCCGGTGCTATTCGTGTAATTTAGCATCACCTCATATTGAGTATTGGCTGAAGGCTGCGATGTGATTGGCTGATCAGCATAGTTTACTAAATATTCAAGTGTGCTTTGAGGCACTAAACTAAATTGCGAATTAAATGAGCTGATGGCAAAATCATGATAATCTAAACGGCTTTGAATCACTCGCTCTCCAGTTCTAGGATTATAATTTACCCCTCCGCCAGCTGTCGCTTGTGTGTAATCAGGTGTTAATCCGAGCCATTCACCATCCCAAGTTTCAGATCGTGGGTTATATGTGCCCCCATTAAAAAGCCATCGTGTTGAATCAAACTGCAAAGTTTTGATTGCGCTCAACGTTCCGGCATCGTATAAAGTTCCCTGGATAACAGGTACAAATTTGTTATACATTCCGCCAATGCGTCGGCCTTGAATTGTGCCTAAATCCGAATGTATTGCTGAGGCATAGCCACTATACCAATCAGAAGATAAAACCCAACTGGTGCCATTATAGACGTAAATAGAGCCATATCCATAAGCGCCCTCACTATCATAATATTTCGGCATCCATTCAATGCGCTGGCTGTTATTGCTAGCTGCTCCGGCAACTGAAATTGTATTTTTAGTGATCCGTGAATAATTTGGATTTTCAACAGTGCCAAAAGGTTGTGCAATACTGATTGATCCCCAGAAGTTAATTTGATTAAAACTGCTGGCAGTCCATGAATTAGGCGCAATAAACGATCCTTGTTCTGCGCTGATTTTCATGTCTACAAACATTCGATTATAACCACTCGGAGGCGCTGGCAATTGCCTATCAAATACATAAGTATTCCAGGCATTTCTTGCTTGGCCCATCGTCATGTATTCATTCAAATAAGTTGTGGGCCCCGTTGGTGTAAAATAATCATTGATATTTGGACTGTATTGTTTTACTGCGCCGCCAGAGTTTTTGAAATATATTCTGTATTCAAACGCATAACGCTGATATCGTTTTACTGAACTGCTTGTGATGGCAACATAACTGTTATCCATCCACTTAATAAGCATTCTGCATCGAATGGCATTTGCATCATTAATGGATTGATCTATAACTGACAATTCAACACTATTCACATCCGGTTCAGTTCTAACAACCAAAATTGCATTATCACGTTGTTCAATAACGTCTACTGACCTAACGGGCGGCTGATAAGTAAGCGTGGGCTTTGCCGCCCATTTTGGTCGTGCGCTTGTTCCTAGCGTTACAGCATGCGTTAAAGTTGTAGTTGATTGATAAGTGCCTGAAGTGTTATAGTTGCGTGTTGTAATGCTAGTTGCATTATAATTGTCATCCGAAACTATCCAATATGCGCCACTTTCTAAATGAATACGTGATCCATAGATTGATAAAATTTGCTCAATGGCTTGTTTGCAATTGGCTAAATCAATATTTGTTGTGGCGGCATAGCCGGTGCCATCGGTGTCAATGAAAGTAATATCACCAAACGCATCAAAATTGTTATAAAAAGACAGTATGTTTAATTTGGTATTTGCTAAGCCCTTATAACTTGCCTGGGCAGTGTCGTACATTGTAACGCCATCTTTTAAATAAATAGAAGCTCCTAAATATGACCAATAATCATCTAGCTTTGCATATTTAATGCACTTGCGTATAATGTCTAAAGCGGTTGCCTGGTTGTCTGTAAACCACATTGGATCAATGTTAAAACCCTCAATCAAATTCAACGCATCCACAGCAACCAAATCAAAAATCATTGCGCCGTCAACAGATTCACGCAAATAGCTAGCTTGGTCCGCAATAACTCTTCCAACATAAAACAAATCAGACCCACGATATACGACTATGGCAAATTTGTTTTCCTCATTGTTTGCAATGTCAATAAATGCAGATTTTACCGTATTGTTTGGAATGTGCCAATAGGTTGTGATTCGTGATGGCCTTGTGAAATCCTGGTAATAAGTTGAGCCATCGCCTTGGCGCTCAATTTCAAAACCATCACCACTTAAAATTAATTCTGTGCCACTAGTTGTTGATCCAGTAGCGCCGTCGTAAAGCTCTACACGATACGTTATATTTTGAATGCTCTTGAATGAGCCATAGTAAATCCTAGCCACGTCGTGAATCTTTGTTATATCGTTCCAAAACTATTGCCAAATCACGTCCTTGAATCTGAGTGCTTGCAATATATCCTGTATTGTCCCCAGTATTTAACATACCTTTCAATTTGTCCAAAGGTGCGATGATTTCAGGGTTTGTGCTTGCCCCAGGATATTCGCCCATAAGCCCAAGCGTTGGACCGCTTACAATACCACCGTCTGCAAATGCTGTGTATTTTGGGCCTTGGCTTAATTGAGCTCGCAATATTGCCGCACCCGCAACCAATGCAACACCCGCAGCAGCAGCTGCAAGAGGCTCTTTAAAAATTAATTCTTTAAATGCCTTTGAAGCGATTGCAGTTGTCACTAAAGCCGCTCCTACTGATTGCATAAAATTGGCAATGGCTCCCATCATGCTTTTACCAAAATTCGCTCCGGCATTTTTATCGCCTTCTGCAGTATCTGCGATGAATTGTGCAAATGAGTTTGCTGCATCAGTTTGCAATGTAGCAAATGAGTTATTGACGGCATTGGTAGCGTCTGCCATTTTTTGCTCGTAATCAGTCATGATTTTTACCTGTTCATCAGTGTTTTTCTGAAGATCAGTTGTCATGTCATTTGAAGCATAAGCGCCTCTAAATTTTGTAACTGTTGGAGCCTTTGGGGCTGCGAATTGTTCTAATGGTTTGAAACCACTTATAAAGGCTTGTTCTTCGGCATAAATTTTTTGCGCCTCTTTTGCCGCCTTTTCGTTTTCTTTTGTTAATTCCTTATTGACTGCTTTAGTTGTAGTAACTTTTTGTTTTCCAACTGCTTTATGCGATTCAATTTCATCTAATTGAAATGCGTGTAATTTGTTTTGATATTCTTCATTAAGCCTAGTTCTAATATCAATGCTTTCTTTTTCATACCGAGCATAGATATTCTTTTTTTCTTCCTCATCTTTTCCTGCCAAACGCAATTCTTCAGATCTACGCTGATTTAATAAAATCAATGCATCTTCTCCGGCCTTTTTATATAATCCTTTTTGAGTTTCTAAGCTCTTTCTTTTTAATTCTAAAATAAATGCTTCGCTTTTGCCTTCTGCTTTTGCAGTTGCAATTGCAATTTCCAAACGGCGCTCTTCAAGTTTTATTTTCTTTTCTCCGTTTGACAATAAAGCATTTTGTGCTTCTTTTAAACGCTCTATATTTTTTTCAACCGCTGCAGTTTCTGATGCAAGTTTAGAAAGTAACATGCTTACCGCTGCAATAGATGCTGTCAACAACACCCAGGGCCCAGCTGACAATGCTAAATTTAATGCTCTTGTTGCTACCGTTGCGCCATTAGTTGCAGCTGCATAAATTGATGTTGCTGCAGCGCTCAAACCTTGACGAACTGCACTTTCTTCTTGTAATGCATTTCCAATGGCCTGTAATCCGTTGACAATAGCCATAGTAGATTGCAATTTGACCATGGCCTCTTGCAAATCTTTGCCACCAATGCCGGCTAATTGCAAAGCGCCTTCCATAGCACCAAATCCTCCGGCTAAAGCTTGAACGCCACCCAATACAGCATCCAAACGCCTAGTATCGCTTGAAAAATATCCAACCTCAGCACGTGCATCGCCGATGGCGTCCTTCATTCGGCCCGCCTGTTTGATGATTTCGTTAGCAACATTTGCAAACTCTGGACCCAGAGCCCTAGCTTCCATTGCCAACTGCGTCAATTGTCTTACGCTTCCCATTGTCGGGTTGCGTGTTGCAATTGCAGCCAAACGCTCTTCCATTCCCTTGGCCGACTTGGCAACCTCGGCACTCATTTGGTTGCTGCTCTTTTGAACTACCTCAATGGCTTTGTTAAAACCTTCACGCAGTTTCTCAATGTCTGCACCAATAACGATATTTAAACTTTTTGCCATTAGATTATAATTTTATCGCCAGTTTCTAAAAGTATAAAATCACCAGATTCTAACAATAAATCGGATTCAACTGTCGGCGCAGAATAAATATAATTTAATAAATAATCTTGCGAAACTTGATAAAGCCCAGAAAAAGCAGCAACGTCATCAGCCGTGTGATTTTCGCCGTCAAACTCAACACGTTGCAGATAACATTCGTTAAATAGATCAGGCGTCACCGCATCATCAAACGCAGCTCTCACTTGTCCGCTCAATTCAATTGCATCAGCAAAACTAGTTGCATAAATATTCACTTGAACCCTAGCAAATTCAGTGCGAGAATGACCGCTATTTGTTGGATTTGCTACTAGAGAAACAAGGTTGTAACTAATAGCAGGAAAGGTGCTTTCTTGTGGAATTCTAACCGGATTTAAGCGGCTGCCTACCAACGACGTTACGCCCGTGGCATTGCTTAAGATGGAATAAACTATTTTTATAGGTGCGCTCATGCCTTGGCGTCTGGTGTTAATTTATCAAAGACATGCGAATATAACTTTAAAGCCTCATGGATTCCGATGTGATCAGATTGCTCCCATGGAAATGTTAACAGACGTTTGGGCTCAATGGGTTTCTTTAAGTGCGGAGCCATGCCAGTTGCAACTGCCCAACGTGTGATTTCCCATTGATTTTTATAAGCTTGTTGCTGCGCCTCACGCATGCCTTCTAAACGCAAACGCCAATAACGAGGCGTGCATTTTAAAAATTCACGCTCAGGCATTAACATTTCTCCGTAAGCTATGCGCTCAATTTTGCGCCAAGTTAGCGGTGCGCCATCGCCCTTGGCAGTTACTCCCCCTGGCCTTCTTCCGCAGGTGCAAAAAATTCATTGACGGCGGTTGTAAAACCTTCTAAAGCCGGACTGATTTCGTGAAACTTTTTAAGGCTTGCACCAAGTTTTTGTACAGTTGGAAAAGGGGTTTGCTTGCCTTCATTTTCATAAGCTTCCAAAATTCCGTAAAATGCGCAATGCAATGCAAAATCCATTGATTTAGCTAGATCCTTTTGAATGCTTAAATCGGCAAATGTTTCCATCCCGGCAACTTGCATAATGTTGCGCAGGGAATTCATGTTAAACAAAAGGGGGTGTTGAACACCCCCGATTTTAATTGTTGTGCTCATGGCACAAATATAATAGTATTAAGCAACAGTGCCAATTGTCAACGCTCCAGAACCTTGCAAGGTGCCAGTCCAGGTTGATTTATCGTTGTTTGGTGCTGTCAATGAAAGGCTGCTGAAGTAAGCTGAGCCAGTATATTTTTCGTCACCTGTAACGTTTGTAGAAATTACGATTGTCAACAAAGTTCCCGCAAGCAAATCAGTTGCCAAATCTTTGAATGATTGCTGAGAAGCTCCAACGCTTGCATCATCTTCAAATATTGCTTCAACGTTCAAAGTGTAGCCATACTCACCCGCAATAAATTCTTTTGCGCCTGCGCTGTCTTTGCTTGTAACGTCGATCATATCCTTAGAAACGTCGAATGAATGTGAAGTCGCATTTGCGATTTTCTTAAGTGTGCCGCTTACATCTTTATAGATGCTGATGAGCGTGCCGTTTACTGGTCCAGTAGTTGCCATCTTATTTGTATATTAAATTATTTTTCTTTGCTAGTTTGGCGAGGATTTTGTCCACTCCGTTTATTATTCCATCAGTTACCTTGCTCGCATTTTGGTCCAATGCTGGGCGCATAAATGGGCGAGGCTCAATGATTCCTGTATAACGTCCTGTTTTTTCTTGAATACGTGCTACGGTGCCATATTCAAACATCGGACCCAGGTAATTGTTGTAATATTCCTTACGCAAACCAATCAGCACTTTTGTCTTGTTGTCTTTGTCTTTGCCTGTAATAAAGCCAATTGACTTGGCTAAATCGCCAGTTTTTTTTGGCGCTAAATTGCGAGCTGATTGAATGATTGGTAAAGCTTGTGATTTGAGCATACGTTGAAATTCAGGGTTGTCAATTTCCACCCCCATTGCTTTTAAGGCATCAACTACCTCCGCAATATTTTCAACATTTTTGCTCATTGTACCAATTCGGTTTCCAATTTCAAATATAGATTTCGAGCCAAGTTTGCCATGTTAACAATGTTTAAGGCTTTGCCACCTTCAACCACTCTATCCTTTACATTAATAGCAGAACTATAACGGACTGTGTAATAAATAATTTGTCTGTGTTCTCTACGATCCGCATTCACTTGCTCACTTCCAGCTTCGCCTTCAACACGTTGAGCCCAGGCTGTAGCGTATTCGGTCCACGTTTGCAATTTTTCTCCTGTATTTGTGTCTGTAGTTTCGCTATATCGCTGCAAACTTACCAGCACATCCATTGCCCCGGCATTCATTAGATCATGATTTGAATTTTAAACGGATCTAAAAGATAATGGAATCCTAAAGCCATTGGCGAATTGCTTGCGCCAATCGTTACTGCGTTCCTGTTATCATAATACTGACCAACCATCAATAGGGCCGCATGTTTAATACCCATCGGAAAAATTGTATCTGGATCAACACCTGATGTTCCAACTGGATTAAAACCTTCAGAAATTTCCACAACATATTTAATAGTATCGTCAGTCAAACTGCTCGGCGTATTCTCTACAAAAATATTTCTAGAATATCCGCCCATCGGATCAGTCGAAGCAATAAAATCGCCCGAGCCAAATGCAGTTAAACTTTGATTGTCATTAATGTAATAAACATTAGTCACGCTCAAACAACGCGTATTTAAGCGAAGATAATTCCCCGAAGGTATATTGAGCCCATTAACAGGATTGACGAGCGCAGGTGAGCCCGTAAAGCCGTCAAATCCATAACGTGCCGTTCCCTTTCTCACCGAATATCCCAAATAATTGCTACAAGCATCAATTGCCATAGAAATTAATCCGGAAATGTAATTATCATCATCTGATGACGTAACACGCAAATGCTGTTTGGCATCCGATAAACTCACGTAATCGGTGGCAACATTTGCAAAGGTGGTATAACGGCGAGCTACAAACATTATTCTGCGTCTAAATCAGTTTCTGGATTGATAGGTTTTTTCTTACTGGCCTTAACAGGTTTAAAATCCAATATTTCCTCAGCTACGCCCGCCTCAATTAAAAGCATTGCCTGCTTTGTTTCAATGATTACCTCTTCTCCAGCGTTGTAACTTAAGTTAAATTGGCCCGTTGGGTTTGCAATAAATCTTACTTTCATATTGGCCCAGGGGCGATGCAGTCAAGATCACCCCCGGCACTTGGAACTTTTACGCCCCCAAGCGGGCAGGTTATTAGGCTACGATGTCCTTACAAACTGCGAAAGCAGTAGGATTCAACAAATTTACATCCAAATAAGCATTCAATACTACGTTGGTCAAACCAGCAGTAGCGCCGCTATAAGGATCAACTGTCAATTCCATTCCGCCCCAGTTAGCAATTGCCATTTTGCTAAAATCACCGAAGATCATTGCAGACAATGTGCTTGAAGTACCTTTGCTCAAGTTGCTAGGAACCAAAGTAGTAGTTTGAACATTGTATCCGTTCAAATCTGTACCACCTGCAGGCCAAATAAAGTTACCTTCAACACCTGAAGCTTGACGGCTAGTAGTTTGCAATTTTGCTTTAACCAATGGGTTAGTCAAATAAGCAACACCATTTCCGTTGGCGTTTTCAACAGCTTTCATCAAGTTAACAACGTCAGCCCAAACTGGAGCAGCTCCGTTGGCGTTTGTGCTGTTTGAAGTTGCACCACCAGCGTAAGTAACGTTTACAGAGGAGTTGGCAATAATACCGGTAGGCTCATTTGATCCACCACCTTTGATGGCAGCAGTTTCCAAAGATTGAGCCATTGCATTCAATAACCAGTTACGCACATAACCATCGATGCTGTTAGAAGATTGCAACATCAACTGATTTGAAACCTGGATATAAGCAGCCAAACGCTTAGGGCTGAAAGTGATTTTAGAAAATGCGGGTGATTTCTCAGTAGCAGTTCCGTTTTCAGTATTCCATCCAGCAGAAGGCAAAGTGCTTGCAGTTGGTAAATCTAAGTTTCCAACCAATCCGCTCAACTTTTGTACGCCAAGACCAGCCAAAACCGTTTTAGGCAACAATACGTCGATGATTGAACCAACAGAAGTTTGCACGTTTACACCACCTTCAGAACCCGAAGTTCCACCAGTTGCAGTCATATCACGCTTGAATACTTCAGAAGGGATTTTGATTGAGTGAGCAGATACAGAAACTCCAGAACGCTGGAATTCATCGCCACCCATAGCAGAAAATTCACCTTCAACGCCTTCACGACGGCCAGTGATAGCCATTTCCATTGCGCGCTTGAAGCTGTAATCTTTAGCCATGTTTGACTTTTCTTTCTCTTCGCTGCGGCTTGCGCTGTGACCAGCGGCTTGAGCAGCAAGATTCTGCAATTTTTCCAAGGTTTCAACCTCAGCTTTGATTGCTCCCAAACGGGCTTCAATTTCGCTCAAACGGTTGGTTTCAGTGTCAGCCATAGAACGCGCTTCGCGCTCGATGGTGCTTTGCAAGGTGGACAATTCGCCGAGCAAACGGCCACGCTCTTCTTTTAGGGCTTTAATTTTATTCATGATTATTTTTGGTTTTATAGGTTTTGATATCTAAGCAAGGCCAAACGTAAAATATCGGCAGCTGCTTGACTTCTTTTTGCACTTTCTATTTCATTTTCTTGATCACGTAAAGCAAGGATTGTTCTGCAATCTGCTTCAGTTTCTTCGTAAGCTGGGTAAGTAACTGGGCTAACATCGTATAAACTATCAATTATTTTTATTGTACGCTTTCCCATGGTGCCGTATTTTGTACTATCTGACCATGTCTGCTCTTTGATTGTGAAAGCAAATGAGCTTTGAGTAATGTCTCCACGCATTATTGATCTAACAACTGAAACGTGAGTTGGATTTTCGTAATCCGGAATCCAGGTATATTCTAAATTTCCATCGGCATTTACAAAAACTTTGCAAGTGTTGGACTTCGTGCGGCCCAAAATCAATTCAGCCTCATGGTTAAATAAACAACGGATGTCATAATCTTTAGAAAGGGCGTTATCAAATGCACCAGGCAAAATAACTTCCTCAAACATTCCTAAATCCGTTACACTGTTAACTACGGCAGCAATGCCACCAACTTCTGACGGCATTCCATCGCCAACGGCTCTAACGTGAACGGTGCCCGTGAAAGTTCTTTTTTCTTGTTTCATTTAATTTATTGTTTGGTTGTTCACCCCGTCGGGATTGTTGTTTTTATTTGCAGAGCTCATCAATTGAGCAATCTTTGCGTCCATATATTCGTTGACTTGACTTGATGGCATCAAATTGGCTTCAATTAAATACTCATCACCGCCATCAAATCCGTTGACATCCTCATACATTCTCGCTTCGTTTCTAGAAAGCCAACCGCCTCGGATGCCTTTATTGTAATAATCTGCGCGCTCGTTGGCGCTGGCTCTCAGCAGCGAATTAAAGTTAAATTTGAAATAATAAGTAAGCTTATCATTTTCTGTTAACAGCTTGCGAGCCATTTCTTGTTCGATGTTGATTGCATAACTCATCAAAGTGCGAGCATAAAAATCTTGATATTCTTGCTCGACGCTGCCCATCGTTCCTTCTTTTGCTCCAATCATTGATGCGGGAACACCAAAAATTCGGGCAATTTCTTCAGCAGAAAATTTACGGGTTTCTAAATACTGAGCCTCTTCAGGGCTCAGGCTTAATTTTTCCATTTTAATCCCGTTTGGAAGCACTGTTGACCTGCTTGCGCCATCAACTACATCATCTAACGATTTTTTCAATGGACCGGCTTGCTCAGGTTTAATTTGCGAATCTGATGTTAACAAGAATTTTAAAACACCGTTTTTATAAACTCCAGCGCTCTGGCTAATAGCAGCCAAATCAATTCCCAAGGTTTCAGCATGCAACACAACAGGGCTCAAACCCACAAGCGGATTGTCGCCACACATTCCTTTAAAATGTAGCATTTCTGTTGCTGGAATCATTCCAGGATAACCAGCCTGAGAAACTTTGTAAAACAAAATTCCATCTTGCATGACCGGTGTAACAAACTGCGGTGCGATTGGGTGTAATTCCACGCCAATATTTCGCACATCACGATTGATAAAAGCATAAGCGTTGCCAGTTAATGCTAAGTGGCTTGCCATGTATTTAATGAAATCGTATTTAGTTTGATAAGGGTTGGGATCATTTGTTAATGATGTCGCATAATGCACGATCACCAATTCTCTATTTTGGCCATCATCTTTATAAAGTTTTAAGCCAAGGCCCGCAATTCCATCCGCAATTACCCTAACGCAAGCGTGTACCGACGCAATGCTCAATGCTGTGGTATTATTGACGGCTTGCCCTGATTTGGTTTGATATCCAAAAACATTGTTTAAGGTATTGACAAACCAATCCGCTGGCTGCGATAGCATTGACCGCTTTTCGGGTTTCCGTTGCCAAAATTTTAAATTCATCGCCCGCAAATTACAACTGCCCTAAATTTCCGTTGTTAACAAATCTTATTTATTCCGACCCTGGGCTAGCCATCTGCTCAATGCTGAGCGAAAGACATCGTAATTTTTATAGCGTTTTGCACCGTACTTACCAAAATACTCATCCTCGGTCGCATTATACGCATCTTCATAGGTCCGATATTTCGGAAGGTTAAAATAATACCGATTCATGAAATCATCTACAAACCTCATAAGCTTACAAACCAAAAATCAGATTCCTTTTCTTTGGCCGCATCCTGCATGCAAGTTCCCAGGGCCATCACAATTGAAACGGGTCCATCGACTTTATCGCCAGATTTGGCTTTGTTAATTTTAATATTTCCAGCGGGATCACTTTGCAAAAGCACGTTGCCCATCATCCAGCGCGTTACTGGATTGCCGTCATGTTTCAAACGTGAATCCTTTGTGAGTCGCTCCAATTCTTTAGTGGGTGAACTCATTGAAACAAATCCTTGGCCAAATGGGAACATTTGCAAACCTTCATTTTGTAGATCAATGACCAACTGCGAAGCATTAAAACGGTCATAAGCAATATCTTTAATGTCGTATTTTGTGGCTAAATCACAAATTCGGGCTTTTATAAAATTATAATCCGTCACGTTTCCATCTGTCAACTCAATTAATCCATCTGAGGCCCATTGTCTAATTGATGCGCCCGCCGCATCCTTTCTTTTGTAAGCTGCATCAACTGGCAAAAAATACCAGGTGCGAATTGATGACGTTTCCGGAAAATACAGAGTAAACGCACAAAAGTCACCTGTGCTCGCCAAATCTAATCCGCCATAACAGAAAGCGCCTTCCAAATCTTCTTGCTCAGCGCATTGCATCCAAACGCTGTCATTGATCCACGTCATTGCTGTATCGGTCCAAACATTAAGCAGTTTTGTTTTAAACTCAACTTCTTTATGCACAAACTCTTTGGCTTCTGTTAAAGCTTGTTCCAATTGCCTTGGATAAACTGATATTTTCCAATTGGGGTTTGCTTTGGCCCAGTTATTTGGATCAGTCCAGTCATCACCATCGTCTAGCGTATAGATCACCGAAAATAACGCGTCGTCTTTGATTCCGCCGTTTAATACACTTGCGCAATAATTTCTATGCTTGTAGCACGGTGATTCACGATTAAAGCCAGCAGTTGTGATGGTAAATAACAATGGCTGCCTCCTTGCCCCCATAGAGTTGCGCAATACATTGTAAAGCTCATCATTTGGATGCGCATGATATTCGTCTATGCAAGCAAAGTGCGCATTTAATCCGTCCTGTTTCCCTGGATTCCATTCTAATGGTTTGTAAACTGATTGTCCGTAAAGTATACGACGATTGTTTACAGAGTTGTTAACAGTTAGTGCTTCATTAAGCCATGGAATGTTTTGACAAACTCTGACGCTTTCCGAAAATACCATCATTGCCTGATCAAGTTTTGTGGCTGCGCTGTATACCTGGGCTGCGCTTTCATCATCCGCAATCAAGCCATAAAGCATGATGGCGCTCGAAAATGTAGATTTCCCGTTTTTACGTGGAACCTCAATATAGGCCCTAGTAAATCTTCGTGATCCATCCGGATTTAAAAAGCCAAAAAGATTCCAAACAATAAATGCTTGCCATCCTTCCAGTATAAAAGGCTTTCCAGCATAATCACCCGTCGAGTGTTCGAGTTGTTCAATAAAGTCAATAGCATGCTGTGCGTAACTTTCGGAAAACGCCCACCCGTTTGCACGATCAGACAAATACCGATTAACAGCATTGCTCACGTGTTCACAAACCAACACGCGCCCATTTATTACATCGTCAATATATTCCTCAGCTATGTTCACTGAAATAAGCCAGGGCTTGCTCGGCTAAATATTGATTGCGATATAAATGAGGCTGATCATTCCAAAGGCCATCCTTTCCGCATGGCCTGAATCCGCTGCCTTGACTTCTGGTGATCATAAAGTATAAACCGGCTTGCTCAATTTTAAAGCTTACGGCTTTGCCATCTGCTGAAATCTCAAAAGCACTAACGCCTTCAGGTATTTCAATTTTTTTCTTTGTCATGCTATTTTGGGTTTTTTAAGTGATTCTATTTTTGAAACTGGTTTTACATTGCTACTAATCTTTGTTCTAGCCGCCGGTGTGATTCCAAACAGTTTCCCAATATCCACCGCGTTTTTCAAACTTTGGTTTTTGATGGATTGCCAAGGTGAAACCACTGGGTACCCACTTGGAGCGGGCACAACTGCGCCATTCTTTTGCAACTCCGCAGCTGCATCCTTGTAAGTTTGCAATTCTGCGCAATATGCCTCAATCAAAGATAAGTCAACACCGGTTAAAATATTATTGCGTTTTAATTCTGTGCAGGTCACTGTCCACAATTCACGCGCTCCGGCGCTCAAATTGTTGGGCGCAGGCGGGATTTGGTCCATTGCAATAACTTGCATTTCGTTTTCAAGCACGTAACGTTTATCAAGCGTGCCCTTGAGTTTTTTTATTTCGGTTGGAATTGATGCCATAGCCTAAATCTTTGTCAAATATACAATTATACCCTTAAAAAGTATTTTCTCACGTGTGTGAAGAAAAG